TGTCATGCGTCCAGCTCGGACAAGAATACGAATATATGCGTTACAACTTGTTGTAAGGAGTCTTTCGTCTTGAATACCGCTGTGTAGAAGCCTTAGTAAGGAGGCAACCATATCTATCAGTAGTTGAACTAATATCTTAGACTCTATCAGAATATATGAAGCGCCACTACAATTTAAAAATTACCCGCCTTCCAAAGGAAAAATTATTGTATAATCCCCGTCTTTCAACTCTATCAGTTCCCGAATCAGTTGACTTGCGTAAAAGTCCAAATATGCCGCTTATATATGATCAGGGAGATCTAGGCAGTTGTACAGCACAGGCTCTTTGCGCGGCCTATGATTTTGTTAAACCAGGAGTATTTATGGGTTCAAGACTCTTCTTATATTATAATGAGCGTGTTTTAGGAAATGACGTATCAAATGACTCAGGTGCCACAATGGGTGATGGAATAAAATCTATACAGACCCACGGTCTATGTCCAGAAGTTGAATGGCCGTATGATATATCACAGTTTGCAACAAAGCCGCCAGATAAATGCTACACTATGGCCTTGGCAGATAAGGCTCTAAAGGTATATAACATACCTAATTCACTCACCGCAATACAGGCTACACTTGCATCTGGCCTCCCCTTTGTAGCTGGAATAAAGATATTTTCAAGCTTTGAAAATAAAGAGGTATCAAACTCAGGCGTTGTTTCCATGCCTAAGAAAAAAAGGGATACATTACTTGGTGGTCATGCTGTATTAGTATGTGGATATAATAATAAAAAAAGTCAATGGATTGTTAGAAATAGTTGGGGAACTTCATGGGGTGATAAAGGATATTTTTATCTACCGTATAACTATTTACTCAGACCAAAACTTTCATCTGATTTCTGGGTTATTGAAGCCGTGACCTGAAGCTCACAGCTAGTGAAGCCGTGACCTGAAGCTCACAGCTAGTGAAGCCGTGACCTGAAGCTCACAGCTAGTGAAGCCGTGACCTGAAGCTCACAGCTAGTGAAGCCGTGAGCTAACGATGGCGGCGTTTAGTCTTACGATGGCGCCGCATGCTTCTTCTACCACCAGCACGCGCACGCGGGTCACCACACATTTCGCAGATAGTAGAACCTTCAGGATTAGAATAAGTACATTTTGAACAATTCCAGGGAGGAATAACAGCACCATCAACAAATGGAACATCTGCTAAATTATTGGGACCAACTCTACGTCCATTAGTTAAATTATAATATTCAATATTTTGTGTACCATTTTTAAATCTTCTATCTCTAACTGTAAATCGTGTATCACCGCGACCTTTTACATAAACAATATTTCCTTCCCGAAACCCGTGTAAAATACCCCCTGCTGGTGCATATGTTAGTAATGGTGAATTATTTATTTTTCCATATAGGGTATTTAATTCATCAAAACTAAATACATATTTATTTGGATTTCCCCTTACTATTTCATAATGAAAATTACCAATATTTATTATAATAATACCAGATGGATAATGTCCTTCCATTACAGATTTAGGATTTATTACTAATGCTGCAGAAGGAGGCTGTATTTGTGTGATTCCGCCCATCTTGCCTTCCTTATATTTTTCTAGTTGTAGTATGTTAATTTTAAATAAGTGAGCAAGAAAAGGTATAACACTATCATCTAACATTCTAGAACTCTTTATATATGCCTCAACCAATGGTTTTAACTCATTAGATCTAGGATCGTTCTTAATTAAACCTACAAAACGATTCATACGAAAATCTCTTGCCATCCTATACTTGTTAGGGTAACTTAATCTGCGATAGGCTGGTGATATGCCCATAAGAAATGAAATAACAAGGCAATCATTGTTACCTCCACCACTATTTTCTACTACAGCAAAGTCTTCTAATCCCAAGGATTGTTTATATGTATCAATAGGTTTTCCTGTTAGAAGTTTGATTGGTGTACCATCTATAAAAAAATTAGCAACATTTCCATTTACTCTATCATTCATAATATCTTTATCTCCAGGCCTGTAATTATCTATAATAATTTTTTCCATGTTATTTAAAAGGGAATCAACAGGGGCAGGTTTAATCGCTAAACCTGATAATCCAGCAGTTAAATTTTCCATCACATTGGTAGTTTTTGTGCTCTGCGATGCACCCGCGGCCCTAGCAGAAGCAGCATTGGCCTTCGCAGTAGCATTGGCCTTCGCAGTAGCATTGGCCTTCGCAGTAGCATTGGCCTTCGCAGCAGATTCTGCCTTTTTTAGAGCATGTTTTGTTTGCCGGTCTTTAATAGTCTGAATATACTCCTTAATATTTTTTTCATCCTTATTATCTTTCAACATTTGTTTGATGCCCTCAACTTCTGGTTCCGTTAAAAAAATAGACTTGCCATATATAGAATAAAATGGAAGTTGCCATCTAGTTGATAAATAAGGACCACTAATAATATGCTTCATGTTATCTGTTATGGCCGACATAATTCTCCTATTAAGAACTGAATAATTTATTCACAAGGCCATTCTCAAATCGTACCCAATTTATTCCAATACAATAGACAAGGACCTCAAACTCTAAGTCCTCAGAACCGTTTGGTGGCATAATATCAAGCCGCAACCGCACATCAGTCGTTCGGCTTGTATTTATCCATCCAGAAGGATTGTGTGAACCGGGTTCATTAGCAAATGTATATCCATAAATAAATGAATTATATGTCACTATACCACCTTTATGATTTTTAGCTACATTACGACGAAAATAATCTCCATCGGCCTCAATGAGTGGAATCCCATTGACCTGTAGCGCCCCATAATTCAACATACTCTTAAAAGGACGATAAACAGAGTCATATTCAGACTCTAAAGTATTACTATAATTTGTCCATTCATTATTCAATGCCACTGCCTTGCGCCGAATCACCCAAATAATCTCTTCCAGAGGTCCATTGACTTCCAGAGGTAATTGAAGTTTAACAATGCCACCACCAGCATTGACTAAATAACGCTTAGGCTCACTGAACATAAACTTCTGAATTTCACGAAAAATGCGCTCATAAGGTGCCTTAATCAAGGCCTCGCGTAACTTTCCATCAGTAAGAACACCATATGTAACCAACCGTGCATCTAGGAAAGTCGGTGCAACCGCCACAGCATCAACTTTCTGACCTCCAAAATCAAAAGTTTGCCCAAGAGGTGTAGAATCACACCCAACCCTTATGCCTCTGGCTATACGAACACACTCCGAAAAGGGCCGAAGAGAAACCTCAATACGAACTGTCTTTTCCTTACAAGAAAGTAGGGGAAAACCGTTCTTTAATCTAAGCCGCTGAAAACTAAAAGGAAGTATACAAGTAATATATCCATTTGTTGTTGGAAAGACACGTGCTGGGTCCCATGACTTCAAGTCACTAATTGAAGTCACGCCATAGGCATCTGCTCCTAAACCAAATCGTGTATTACTATCCTCATAGACCTTATTGAAAATATCAGAAAAGTCACCATCTATAGTTTCTATGATTTGTTCACCGACTATAAAGTCAGCCCTTTGAATAAGAACAGTTCCAAGACTATTTGCGTAAAACCAGGCGCCAGTAGGGTCTGTATATACAAGAGAACCATTCTGTATACCTGTAGTCACACCTGCTGAAAACCAGTGATCCAACTTGACTTGAAGTCCAACTGAAAAAAGCAGGTCTCCAGCATTTACAGAGCCAACCTCAAAAACGAATTTACCTCCAAAATCAAGGGTGCCCTTTGTTATAAATTCCTGTAGAATTGGTGTAAAAGGTAATACACGGCGTGAAGCGGTGCGAGTGAACCAGGATTTTTCGGCATCAAGAGGAAATAGTTGATTATCCATTTCATCACGATCTGCAAGGTCAATAAGTGTTGTCTGATCACCAAATGGCCGGTCCATTCTGTATAAGTATCTATATTCCCTTTGTGTAGTCTCAAGCAACTATGACCCATATATATTTTTCCATCCTTGATTAAGTTCAGTTCTTCCAACCTTTATAGAGCCTTTACTTGACGGGACCATATATCTTGAAGAAACATTCTGATACTTGATAGATTTCGGAATTGGTGGTAAAAGAGGTAATATAGGTAATTGTGATGTTCTATACTTTGGTATAATCATGTCTGGAAGACTAATTGGCATACTCTAATCCACCACGTTTATTTCTTATTTTATATAACGCCCACGATTCACAACAACTGCTCATAAAAACCTGCTTATAGCCTAACGCCGGGTCTGGAAGAACATCATTAAGAACAATCGTAAGCATGGGTCTATCTGCCGTTGTAAAGTTAATACCTCCTGTTGGTTCTCTTATAGCCGTAGGCTTATCCGAAATGCGCCATCCACGGCTCCAATTCATGATTGCGATATTTTTTGAAGACCCCCTATCCTCCTTCGCATTTGCAACAACATTCTGCCATACACTGGGCCCCCAGGCCTCTTCACGAATCTTTCCAGCCACTGTAAGTTGGAGGGCACTATAGTATTGCCCATCGGTCGCTAAACTATTATTAAACTTCCATAAGCGATTTAATCTAATATCTGCCACATTTCTGAAATAGGTTAATATACGTTCAACAGTATAGGAGGCATCTAAGTAACGAACAATAGAACCAGTCCCTCCATTCTGAACAGACTTATATTCAGGTTGATTTATATTGAAGATATTGTCAAAATACCGGATATAAGGAATTTCTACAGTTGTATTCTCAAGTTCTTGACGAGTCTCATTAGCCAGATATAATTGCTTCGTGCGAAGAGTAAGAGTTGGTTGCCCTATCAAGTCACGTGATAGACCCTTAAAGGTTGTAGACCCCCCTGCCCTTGTCTGCGTGAAGTTCTGATTCCAAGGATCAATAGAAGGTCCATTAGACTCAATAAGCTTTTCAAGGGGTCTCAGAGTCAAGCGGAGGCGAAATGGTTGATCACGAAGACCACACAATGGCAAACCTTTATCTCCCTCCTGAGCACATCCAATCATAGGAATACGAAGTTCAAGATAGCCTGGTGACCCATTCCGCATAATTCCAAGGGGTGAGCCATTATGTATGCCTGCCACTATATCTGTAACAAAAGACTCACTATAAGAACCCTTTGTCAAGGCTGCAGCGTATAAGGTATCTCCAGAAACCTCTTGTAGTAGTATCTTATCCTGATAAATTTCAATCTTCTCAAATAAGAAGTAGGCCACACCGTTCACATAACCATATGAATCTCCATGGGTATCTACAATTGTCCCAGAAGTAACATCAATCTCTGATGGCATTAATGAAGGTAAATGAATTCCAATATAGGCCTCCATAAGAACATCCCCAGGAAGTTCAAACTCAAATTCACAGCGGCCGCCGAAGCGTCCAGGATTCTGAGGAACCGTCCAACGCTCCTCAGGAATAGAAGCAGGATATTTCGTATACCGCCAGTCAAAGGGATGAATAGCCTTTTCATCATCTTGTATGAAGAACTTATCTTTTACTCCACGGGCCACTAATTCATACAAGGAACCCTCGGCGCTTGTCTGGGAGCGTATCATCTATATGTATATATTTATTATTCTCTAGGTCTAAACTACATATAATACAATATTAATAGTATGTTAATTCATCCTATAATACTTCCAGAAGTATTATTCAATGATAGATTTAATAATCTAAATCTGTATGTGGATATGAATCCATCAATACATATTAGTGAATCTGGCGAGGTAAAAATCCTAGTGCGTCGTGTAAACTATCGTAAATTCAATAATAGGAACTTTATATTATATGAAAATAAATCAAACTCCGTCTATGCCCTATTAACTGGAACTCTAGATGACAAGCCACTGAATCTTGAAAACTTCGGTGTATCAAACCTTATGAACTATTATTCTATACCGACCTATGAAACCTATTGGACGGGTATTGAAGATATAAGATTTATTAATGACTCTACAATCTTAACAACAATTCCAGAATGTAATCCATCAGGCCAACCTTGTATCTTCCGCGCAACCCTAGATAACAAGGTCCATTCACATACTATTTGTAGTCCATGTACAATTGAAAAGAACTGGATGCCCTATGTTGATGATACAGGCATTCATAAGGTTATTTATAGTTTATTTCCACTCACAATTAAATCAATTGATATAGACGACCGGCAGGTTATTAGTCACATACCAGCCCTTGAAGGCTATCACGGTTCTACAAATGGTA